GGTTCGGCTTGATCACCAGAAGGTCGCCCCGGATCCGTTCGTCTCCAACGTGAACGTCAGTCGTTCGACGAGTGTTTATATCGTCGTCGACCGGCCTCTCGATGGATACACGAATGCCGAGGTTAAGCAGATCGTTGACGCCCTCACGGGCTATCTGACTGCATCTTCTGGGGCTCGCGTCACCCAGCTCCTGGGTGGCGAGAACTCAAGTCTGCTAAGCAGAGACTGGCCAGGACTGACAACCCCCCGGTAAGGAGGGAGCAGTGAAAAGCCTGTTCTTGCTCTGGCAGGAGGTGCTCTCCGAGGAGAGCACCAGATGTTGCACTAGCACCAGCAGAGACGTAAAAACCGCCTCTGCACGTTTTGAACACGAGGGGCTGTCGTTCTTCACGATAACCCTACCGAGCTTTGCCCAGGACCTCCAAAAAGGTCTTGAGCAGGGACTCGTAAGCCACGACCAGTTTCCGTCTTTTAGGCGGACTGGCGGTCTCCCCGCTTTCTTAGGGGGTTTCCTTGGCCTTGTGTTCGACCGTCACAACGGTCGCTTGCTCGACGACCCGTCCGTTGATGCCATCAGGGCGATACGCCAGCTAACGCTGATGTTCGCCAAGATTAGTGTGGACTGCACTGCAGCCCGCACAGCGGCAGCAATGGATGGGTTTATCGAGTGTGAGAAGCAAGTTCGTCAGGGAGACGCTGCTCGAACTCCGGAGCAGTACGCGGAGTTTAAGCGGATATCCCTTATGCTCTGGGCCGACACCTTCCAGAAGGTAGATGAAAATGTCTACTATGGACGGATCGTTCCAAAGCATGGCCCGGGCGCTACGGCGGAGAAGCTGCGCGGAAACGCGAAGTATCTCCAGACCGAATGGCCCAGTAGGTTGGACCAGGTGTTTTCTCACGAAGATCACCTGATCCCCCACTACCGATATCTTGACGATATCGCCGGGACGAACATGCTCGAACCTGGCGCCGAGAGGCCCGTTAGGGTCATATCGGTACCTAAGACGCAAAAGACGCCCAGGATTATCGCCATCGAGCCAACCTGCATGCAATACATGCAGCAAGGCCTGATGGAGGTGCTCACTGAAGCCATCGAACGTCATCACAAACGCTCCTGGCTTATCGGATTTACTGACCAAGTGCCTAACCAGGTACTGGCTCAAAAGGGCTCCCTTCATAAGGAACTCGCGACGCTAGATCTTAGCGAAGCATCCGATCGTGTCTCTAATCAGCTTGTGCGGGTCATGCTGGAAAACTTCCCCAATCTCAAAGGGGCGGTCGACGCAACACGATCACGTAAGGCTGATGTTCCTGGCCATGGCGTTGTACGCCTAGCCAAGTTCGCATCTATGGGTTCAGCTCTCTGTTTTCCGATTGAGGCACTGGTGTTTTCCACCGTGATCTTTGTCGGGATTCAGAATGAGCTCAAGCGACCTCTAACCCGCCGGGACGTTTCCGCCCTGGAGGGAAAGGTGCGCGTCTACGGAGATGATATCATTGTCCCCGTGGAATATGTGCGTTCAGTTGTTGAAGCGCTCGAGACTTTTGGGTTTCGGGTTAACTTCAGCAAGTCTTTCTGGCATGGTTCATTCAGAGAGTCTTGCGGTAAGGACTATTACGCTGGCGAGGACGTTACCGTCGTTCGCGTTAGGCGTTTTCTCCCTACACAACTGAGTGACGCTCAGG